GCGGGTCGTCGCCCTCATCGAGCGCGCAGACGTAGCTGAAAGTGCGGTCGTCCAGCGGCTCGCCGACGAAGGTCGGATCGTTGACCGCCTCGGTGTGGCCGGCGGCCACCTTCACCGCGTGCTCATGCTCTTCCCAGCACACCGAATTCCGGTCACTGCCGGAATTGGTAATCATGAACAGCAGCGGTTGACGGCGAAACTTGAAGCCGCGCTCCAGCATCTCGATGGACTTGCGGTCCGGAAGCTCGTGCACCTCGTCGGCCAACACGAAATAGGGACGCGGACCGGAGCCGGTCTTGCCCGTATCGCGCGAAACCGGGCGGAAGAAGCTGCCGCTCTTGTGGTGCGCGATGTTGTATTCCTTGCCCGCGCCGCCGGAGAACTCCAGTCGCTTCTCCAGGGCCTTCGACGCCTTCACCATCTTCACTGCGTCCGCGAAAAGGATGCCGGCCTGCTCCTTCTTTGCCGCCGCGGCGTAGATCTGCGCGCCGGCCTCGCCGTCCGAGGTCATGCCATACAGGCCGATGCCGCCGGCCATCGGTGATTTGCCGTTGCCTTTGCCCATTTCGATGTAGGCGCGCCGGAAACGTCGGAAGCCGTCGGCCTTCTTCCACCCGAACAACGAGCCCAGGATGAACGCCTGCGACGGGTGCAGCTGAAACGCCTTCCCCTCGAACTGCCCTTCGGACAGACGCAGGATCGTCTCGAAATACCCATAGACCCGATCCGCCGCGGCACGGTCGAAGTACAGCCCGCGCTCGTGCCCGTCCTGCAGGTCTTTCAGGTGCCGCCGGCATGCGTTCCGGACGTGCGGGCCGGCGATGATCCGGCCGGCAACGACATCCTCCGCGTAGGCCGTGGCCCGGTCAGAAGAACTTTTCGTCCGGGTCGTCGTCCTCGCCTTCGCCATGATTCACTTTCGTCTCGTCCACCGGCGTGGCGCCCAGCTTCGACAGAAGCGAGCCCAGCGCCTGCATTGCCGATACCCCCATTTCGGGATCGGTTTCCATGCGAGCACCCAAGATGCAGACCTGGCGCAGCAGCAGGCGGTGGCCTGCGTGCAGCCAGGGCATGTTCTCTACCTGCTCGCGCCACACCGCGATCTGCGCCTTCGTCATCCCCTTGTACGGGGGGCCGATGGGCCGCGCCTTCTTCGGCGTCTTGCGGTCCTTGTGTCGTTTCGGGTTCTTTGCCGCCGCGCCGGAGACCTTCGCCTTCGCCGCGGGAGTCCTTGGATTCGCCATGAATCGCCCCTCTGCTGGGGTCGTCTTTCCAACTGTGGATGCGTGAAGAAAGGGGGACAGTCGGTCTAGGGCCGGAACCTAACCGTACTTTTGATACCCCCGGGGTATGGTTCGATCCGAGAGGGCTCCGCGGTCGGTGCTGGCAGCGGCCATCCGTCCTCATCGCACCCCTTCACCATCGTGGCACCACGCTCGATCCGGGCGGTCTCGCCGCTGTGGCAGGTCACGCACTGGCTGTCGAACGGGCCGCCCCAGAACTGCTCCTCGGTCTCGCCAGCGGGGTGCCCGTTCGTGTGGTTGCAAACCGTCGCCGCAGTGACCGCGCCTCTAGCGGCACATCTGCTGCACAGGGGCTCCCGTGCAAGCTGCGCCTTGCGAATTCGCTGCCAGCGGGCCGTCTTGTAAAGGTGGGCGAACGCGGTGCCGCCTCGCTGGCGCATCGGCCGTCCGCTCATCACAACCTTCCGCGCCCGCGCGGCTCAGTTCGCACGAACAGGCCGCGCCGTATCCACCACTCCACCCGCTGCCAGTCCGGCTCCATGCCCGTCACCCGGGCGAACCACACCACCGCGCGCAGATACCAGCGCACCCACCAGCGCCAGCCGATGGATGCTGTGACCGTCTCGGACATCAGAACTCCTCCACGGCCCAGCCGCCGCCGTCCTTCTTCGGGCGCACGCGCACCGCGATGAACCGGAACGGGTACTGATCGGCCGCGATCTTGATCTTCGCCCTGGCATCGTCCTGCCAGAACCCCTTTACCTCGCGCATCTCCATCACGCCGTCAGCCGCCAGGACTGCGAAGTCCGGGGTATAAAACGTGTTGTCGGCGAGCCGCAGCTTGATGCCCTCGAACCGGAACCAGAGGATCTCGCCTGCGTGCTGCAGCGCGCTCAGGTGTTCGGCATACGCCTTCTCGGTCTGGTTCATCTTCCCGGCCTTGAGCCGGCCGAGCGCCAGGTGTCCGCCTCCGGCCTTGCGCTTCATCCGCAAGCCTTCCGCAAGGTCCGCACCTGGCCTGCCAGTACGGCCACCAGCTTCCGCCGCGCCGACCGGCTGTCCGCCCTGGCGATAGACTCCACCGTGCGAAGGGTCGCCGCCGCCAACCAGACGTGCAGGTCTGCTTGGGGAACGCCCTTGGTGGAAATGGACACCGTGGTCTCACCCTTATCTGGACAGTAATGAATGGACACACGAAATCTCCAGGATGCCGAGCTGGTGCTCTCGACGTTGAGCCGCTTGCACAATGAACTTGAGGACTTAATGCGGATATCGGACGGATGGCGCACCCTCAACCGGGACGACATGCCGGAACTCCGAGAACGGCTTACTGCAGTGAAGGCCGAGCTCAAGGCGCTCGCCAAGAACGAGACAGTGGACGGGCGCCGCAGGCCGCTAACTCACCTGGAGAGCGCCTTCTTCGGGCCGGCGGTCAGGTCGGCCTCTGCCAACTTCCATATGCGAGTGGATGCCCCGCCCAGCAAATGGATCTCCGGCATCTACAACTCCTCGACCGACCTGTCCTATTACATCTATCAGCTCAAGGACTACCTCAAGAAGGAGTAGCGCCTCTATCCCTGCGGCTGCGTCGGCCCGATCTCGACGGCGCAGCCGGCAGCCACTACCGCGCGCCGGGTGTCGATCAGCTCCCGTTGGAGCCACCCGATCCATGCGTCTGCCCGGTCGCCTCCTGCAACAAGATGCGTCGCGCCTGCCCACCGAAGGTCGGCGGCAGCATCTTGTCCTGCGGCAAAGACCGCAGCTCCACCGGTGCCGGCTCCGGCCGCACCACAGGACCACTCCGGCCGCAGCTGCACAGAACCGCGGCGCAGAGCAGCGGCAAGATCACGTTCGGCACGGTTCGCATCGTTGATGGCCTTCTGGTAGCGGGTGTCGTTCTCGCGCCGGCTCTGGGCCAGCTTCTCGGATGCAGCGCGCGCCTTTGCGGCCACCGCGGCGGTGGCCTCGGCCAGCTGCTGCAGGGTGGCGGCGTGCTGCGCGTTCTCGGTGGCGCGGGCCTGGACTTCGGCCTGGTACTCGCCGCGCCAATGCGAGCCGCCCCAGCGGTAGCCGAATGCCAGCACCAGCAGGGCCAGCAGCAAGCCGACCGCCCAGCGGATCAGGTCTGCATAGGGGCGCAGCAGATCAAGGCTGATGCTCATGTCCCTGCTCCTTGATCTTCTCCGGTTTCCGCGCGGCATCCGGCTCCTTGTCATGATCGACGGTCAACTCGATATGCACGCAGGGCTTGGAAGTGCCCAAGCTTCCCTCCTGATGGGTGGAGGAATAGATGTGGACATGGACCCACGGCGCGCGCCACGGAACGCCAACGCCGCACCCAACAGCGCGGGCCACCAGGTCATGCAGGTCTTTTTCATGAAAGACCGCCTTGTGGACCGTCACGTTTTTCCGCTCGGATCGAACCTCGGGATTCACCTAAACCTCCATGCCCTCAAGGGCTTTGTTCGGCCACGCACTTGGCATGGCGCTCCTGCTGGCGCTCCCACGAGCCCCAGCACCGTTTGTTCGGCTTGCCATCCACCAGCGTCGAGCAGTCGTAGCCGGCGGCGTACTTGAACCGCAGCAGCGCATCGCAGGCGGCCCGGTAGTGGGCACGCTGGGCATCGGGGGTCGGTGCGGTGACCGTTGCGAGCAAGTTTCGCCGCATGCCGGACCCACGCCAGTTGCCGATCCCGTATTGCCCGGTGAAGTCCAGGTACAGGTCGAACTCGCCCTGCGTCATCCGCACGCCCGGCAGCGAAGCCCTGAACCGCTCGGCCTCCTCACTGTGGAGGTTCCACGCCAGCTCCTCGGCGCGCCTGCGGGTGATCGGCGGGTCCGTCAGCCGTACCGGCCGGCCGTCCTCGTAGCGCGTCGAGCCGAACCCGATGGTCGGCACGTCGCCCTTGGTCGGGATGTGCGGCTTGGGCGCGAAGCTCTCTTTCACCTGCCAGCCCATGAAGCCGGCCGCGCTCAACATCAGGCCGGCGACCGCAACCCGGACCGGGCTTTTCGGTTCACCGGCCATCGCGGTCCTTCCTCCACTCCCGGTACCACTTCCACACCAGGTACATGCCCTGCAGCACGATGTAGCCGAGCGTCCCGGCATACATCCACTCCTGCACGCCCCAGCCGGCCACGCTGGCGCCAGCCACGGCCACCATCGGCGCGGTCTTGAGTACGGCGCTGCCGGTGGTTCCGATGATTTCCTCGCGCATGGTTTGCGGTCTCGTGTGCATTCCGGTCTCCCGGCAACGGATGAAACGCCCGCGGCGCCACCGGGACGGAGAGGCCCGGTCGGTACGGCGCAGCAGGCGGAAATGAAAAAGGCCCCACCGTCGCCGGCAGGGCCTTGTTGTGATTCACCAGGGCTTCCCCTGGGCGGTGCTATGCCGCGCGGCTAACAGTCAGGTCCAGCCGGGCGCCCAGCGCGCGCAGCGCGTCGGCGATGGTGTCGATCTTCGTCGCATGCCCGAGATCCACAATCCGGTTCACCACCTGCGGCGACGTTCCCATCCTGCGGGCCAGCTCCGAAGGCGTCACGCCTTGGGCCAGCATCTCGTTGAGCAGCAACGCCTTCGCGGTGAAGCCAGCCGGCAGAGAGATACCCACCTCACCCCGGCGAAGCTCCGACGGCGGCGGAACCTGCCGGCGGTCCTCGAAGTAGAACTCCATAGCCGTTGCGAGGGCATCGGCCGCCATCGCAATGGCTTCCTCCCTCGTGTCGCCCTGCGTGATCGCCTCCGGGATGTCCCGGAACGTCACCACGTAGCCGCCGTCCTCCGGCGCCAGTTTTGCTGGATACAGCATGTGTAATCAGATGGTCACTTGCGAGCCGAAGGCGCCGCCCCTTACCGGGGCGGTTCCTCCAATCCTAGCTGCTTGATGATGGCCTTCCGTGTGCCTTCCCTCATCTCCGCAGCGTGTCGGGGCAGTGTCGATTGCTTCCCTTGGTAGTACAGCTTGGTGTGATTGGCTCCTTCCTTCATCACCACGCCTTGGGACTGCAACCACCGCCTGAACTCGCTTGTTTTCATCCGCCTCCGTTGTTGTTTCGATGGAGGCCATTTTACACACTTTTGTGTAACGGTAAACACTTTTGTTTAAAAGGTGCCCGGCACCGCAGCCGGCAGGCTCTGCTAATGGGTCCGGTGTGGGTCGACGGGCGTAGAAGGTCCGATCACCACCGCTGGCTAGGCGGTTCCGGCCATGGCGGTAGCCGGTGCACTGCCGCTTAGGTAGCAGCACGACGCCAGCCCCAATCGCCTCACGGCGAGCGGAGGGGTTTTCGGCGCGGTGGTGATCGGGTTGAAAAGAAGAAGCCCGGCTTGTGCCGGGCTTTCGTCGCGTGATGGTAGGAATGTAGGGCCAAAATCGCGCGGCTGTCACCCGCGCACTACGCGGCCGACTGCTGGAGCGCGTGGCAGAACCTGTTCGCTGCGCACTGCTCCGCCTCAAGCATCTGGGTCAGCAGCCAATCCACCACTTCGGCCCATCCCTCCCGGTACGTCGAATCGCCGACGCCGAGGGCGGTGGCGCGCTCGCGGTTGCTCAAGCGTTCGCCCTTCATGTAGCCGATTGCCACCGTAGCGATCTCCGGCATCCGCTCTTCCAAGCGCTCGGGCCACAGCCGGTCGCGGGCAATGGCCACCCGCGCCTTGAGGATCTCCAGGTGTCGCACCGTGCGCTCCTCCCGGTCGCGGTTGAACCGAGCCATGCATTCGGCAATGCCCCAGGTCGCGCGTGCATCCGCGTAGTCCTTCGACCGCCGGTTCCGCTCCTCCAGCGCCATGCGCGTGATGCCCTCCAGCACCCGCAGGATGTCGCCGCGGCTCGGGTCGGGACCGTGCAGCAGCTCCAGCAGGTCTCGGCCAATGCCAGCCGGCACCATGCCCAGCGCCCCGGAGATGTCGATATTGCTCAGTTCGACCACGCCACCGCCGGCCGCGCCGTCCAGCCTGGCAACGGTGGGGTTCAGCCGCGCCAGCAGCTCGCGCACGTTGTTCATGCCGCTCTCCTTTGTTCGATCACGTAGGTCTGTTGCTCGATCAGCTCGTCGTCCCGAGCCGTAGGTCTCG